TTATTTTACTTCTTTCGTGGTGAAAAACTCTCCAAAATGGTCTGCAGCTACTTGATCAATTTCTACAATGTTATGGCCATATAAATTCATCGTGGTTCCGATATTTGTATGTCTCGCACGATCGCTAATGGTTTTAATCGGTAAACCTTTATGAATGAGATAGGTTACTGACAAATGCCGTAAGTCATGAAAGCGGACATTTCCTAAATCGTTTCTTTTTCTAAATCGAATCCACCATTGACTGATGGAATCGGGTCGATAGGGTTTGCCAACTTCATTGGAGAAAATAAATACTTTACCTGGGTAGGCCCACTGATTTTGCAATAAGAGTTTGTCTCTACGTTTCTTAAGAATTTGTTTGTTCAACATGTCGGCTAACGGCTCCGGAATGGCTACGTATCCAGCTACATTATTTTTGATGCTTTTAAGAACTAATCCTTTACCTTTTTCCTCCGTTAAAGATTGCTCGATATATATGGCGTACTTTCCATCCTTTAAAACAACATGCCGATCTTCGATTGCTGCTAATTCTCCTTGTCTACAACCTGTAATAAAGGCTGTCCAGAAAATCAATTGCTTTTCAATGTCTTCGTGACTGATGCGTTCAATCATCTTCCATATAATCTCAGAAGAATAATCTACGTCATGTTTCTGCTTAGCTGAGGGAAGGGCAACCCCTTCTGCAGGATTTGCTTTTATTAATCCCCATTTATGCGCATGTTTAAGAAGACTGTTAAATGCCTTATAACAGTTTCTTATGGTAGATGCGGATAAATACCCTTCTTCGTCATTTAAACGCCTTCCTGGCTTCTTTAGATCGTCTACAAAGTCTACGATGTGAATGGTTTTAAAGTCTTTTAGTTTGATGTGGCCATATTTAGGTAAGATACGCTTATTAATGATATTGATATAGTCACCTCTCGTACCAGGTGAATAAGCTTCTTGTGCGTGTTTTTCAAGCCATAGGGGGTAAAAGTCTGTTAAGCGCATATCTGTGGTTTCAATTAATTGATCAGTCAGATAATCTGACTCCAGCTGTGATAGTATTTTTCTAGCTTCAGTTTTGTTTTTTGCCGTTATCGTTTTTCTGATCCTGACTGGATTGCCGCGTTCATTATAGCCGGTTACAATAGACAGTCTAAATTTATTTTTCCCTCTTTTTTCAACACTTCCCATTCTTCACACCTCCTCACTAATACCATAGCGTGCCATCAGCAGTTGTGTTGGTACACTTCTGATTGCGATAGATTCTATTCAGGCGTTCTGAGACAAGCTCTTTCGTTACTTTAAAGTCTTCAGCGATTGTACCTATAATTAAATCGTCACTGAAATCATAGAATCGCAGCATATGATAGGGGAGAGCTGCATAGAGGGTGAAATGTCGTGCGTCCCATTCTTGAAGCTCACGAAATGCCTCAGGCATCATCGATTGATGACCACAATGTCTAAGGATGTGGCAAAGCTCATGGAAAAATTGTTCCCGCTGGTGCTCAATGGGATCTCTGCTGTCTACAATAATTCCTCGGTATCTATGCACAATGTCATGGCGTGCGGGCACTGGTTTTTGATGTACAAAGATGTGATAGTATCTAGCAATCTTCCGAATACTTAGATCTTGTACAGAATACATTTTTTGTTTTTTATAGAAATGTGATACCCAATCTTCTAAAGCAGTTGTGTAATGTTCGAACATTGAATCACCTCATTGGTGTCATTATACGAACAAATGTTCGTTTTGGCAACAAAAAAATCCTCTCCGTTGAAAGGAGAGGTTATTCATTATTTTTATCCAAATATTCTTTCTCTTTATTTTCCTCATAATCACTAAGATAATTATCTAATCTATGCAGTATATCATCAAAATGGTTATTTTTCTTCTTTTCGTCCTCTAATTTTTTATGCAGATTGCCGATTTCTCTTCTGTATAAAAGGAATAAATAAAAACCTAGTCTAAAAGAAGAACAGAAAATATATATCAGCAACGGAAGTAAAATAAAAGTATTTAAATACATCTGTATATTAATCGGTAAATTAAGAGCAAGCATTATAATAAAAAGGAACAAGATTGAAGAGGAGAATGAGTATAAAATGAACCTTATAAGCTTAATAAAATTTTCTCTACTAATCATAGCAAAAGTGCTGTTTACGTTGAGGCTCCCTAGAATTGAAAATACTGTGAAGAAAATACCAATTAATATAGAGCTTATCGTTAACAAGATACTACTATTGTCTATAAAAAAATTGTTAATTTGAATGATAAAAGTTCTCCAAAATTCTATGGATATTAAGTTAGTAAGGAATACACCTATAGATAAAAATATAGTGAAAATGTAATACAGTACAACAGTTGTACTAGGAAACCAGTCTTCAAAAAAGGTCATTTTATCCCTTCTTTTTATCTAAAAAATTTTTTGTGATGTGAGTTGTAATTTCATCTTTATTATAATCCCTTTTTATATCTTTGTGTTCTTTGTATTTATTACTTCCCATTTTATCACTTTCTATATATTTTTCTAATATCTTTTTAGCTATGAATTCTTTTCCGTTTTCCCCATCTTTAAGTTCTAACTCAGTTCTTAGCTGACCCTCGTGTTTTAGATCTGTCGTAACCAATTCTTTAGTATCCGGATCTACATACCTTACTTTTGCGCTTTCGAACATAGTACCACTTAATTTTGACTCGCTTAAAAAATATATTATTTTTTTAGTGTCCATTGGTTGAGAAGTCTTCCTTCCTGTACTAAAATTAACACTTCCAACATTTGATCCAACTTTTTTTTGGGTATTGAAAAAATTAGTGAAGAATTCCTTAAACAATTTGTCCTTGGGAAGATAATCTTCAATCTTCGAATCACCAGTTACATCTATTTTGAGATCAATTGACCGTATTTCATTTGATCTTAATATAGTACTCAGACCTTTTCCGTCTTCAATTTGGTATAAAAAAAACTGCCACCCTCCATTTTCCTCATTGTAGGGTAAAAATCTATTTATATATCTCTCTAAATGAACTGCTTTTGCTCCAAAATGTTTGTATGGTAATACTAACAATTGAGAATTTGGAAAGAATGCACAATGAGTAATTTCCAATACATCTTGTTTTATTTCATTCGCAATATCTTTGCCTTTAGTTCCAGTATATGGTTTATCATCACGATATTGACCTAAATAAACTAATCTATCGAAGTTACTGAATTTATGCGCAAAACCATCAGCTTTTAAGTCAGCTCTTTTCGTAGGTATATAATCACCAAAGAGTGTGAATTCACCATATTTTGGTAAATTTCTTAATCTTTTTGTTTCATCGATCCTCATAAAAGATTTAAAAAAGTCACTAATTTTGTAGTTTGTAAGCTCACCATTATAAGTAAAATAATAATTATAGAAATTCAAAGTAGTAGTCAATTATATACCCCTTTACATTTTAAATTATTCTCTCAGTTCTTGATTAATAAATATTGAGAACTTTTTATCATCGAATCCCCGAATTAACTGTTTGATTAATCAGCAAAACTCAACAAATTTTGCCACAATGGTAAAAATAAAAGGCACATTCCCTAGTGTGCCTTTATATCCTAAGGTAAACTCTCACAAGCTAATCCATCCTTATCGTTGCCGTCTAGCCCGTGTGGATCGCTCTCAGGCCCACCAGCTGCTTCGTAGAAGGCTTGGGCTTCTGCATGTGTATCAAAGTCTCCACAATTACGATCTGGACCATTTGGATCATAAGGACCATCATAACCAGAAGAAGCAGTATCAGATGTATCACTTTTTTCTTTTTCTTTTGTTTCTTGTTTATCCTCTTTATTGTTTTTCGTAGTTGACTCTTCGTAATTGAAACCGTCTGATTGAACATACCCCTTAATACTCCAAATGTTTTTACCAGCATTCATTGCTCTTGTTTGTGCTTTTGTAAATGAATCCATATGAGTATAAGGTGGGTCATAAACGTAAGCTAAACGTGCAAATCCTTCTTCAAGAAGCATTTTATTAAAGTTTTTTCCATCTACCCACAGGTAAGCTAGTAATCTCCCATAGTGATCTCGTTTAGGTCCATCATATTCGACTTTAACTTCTTTACCAGATAATACATTTGTTGCAAATTTACTTGCTTCTGGACCGAATGGCTGAACTGGCTTAGAAGGATGCTTCGTTTCAGGTGTATCTACTAGCAGAAGTCTTACGCTCTCAACAGTGCCATTAAGGTTAATTTCAATGGTGTCACCATCCACAATTCGAGTAACAGTAGCAGTATCTAAGTTGGAATTGTTTCCATCATCTTTAGATTTATTTTTCTCTTTTGTTGAAGAGTTAGCTTTATTATCGTTTGAGGATGAAGAGTCCTCTGACTTAGACGAATCTTCTTTGGAAGAATCCTCTTTTTCTTTATCGTTACTAGAGTTGTTAGATGGCTCATTACTATCACTAGAATTATTTTCATCATCTTGTTTATCTTCTTTTTCTTTATCATCATCACTTGAATTACGATTACTATCTTCAGATTGCTTAGCAGAATTGTTATCGTCTTGAGATTCCTGTTCCTCTGATTGTTCTTCTGTATTGTCTTTCGATTCATCTTCCTCAATATCACTTGTTTCATTCTCTAAATTGGTCTCGGGGTCCGATTCATTATTTGCTTGAGCATTTGGGTCTTCAGTAGGGGCAGGTACCGCTATGAAAAATGCTACGAAGAATACGATTGTTAGAATTGATGCGATTTTCCGATTTGGAATAGGTATGACCTTAAATAGATTTAGGTGGCCTCTAAATAATGCGAACAAAGATCCAATGAATAAAACAAAAAATATAAATGCAATAATATCCATCTGTTTTCCTCCTGTCTGTTATTTCAACAATTTTTCTTTTTCCTTATTAAATTCTTCTTCAGAAAGTATTCCTTTTTCTTTTAAATCACCCAATTTTTCTAGTTGGTTATATTTATCATTGCTTTGAGAAGTGGTTTGGGGGTTACTTGGAACCGTATTTCCTAATTTAGACCTGAGGATGTTTATCATTTTGTCTGTTTCTTTTCCAGCCATTAAATTTTCGAAAGTATGATTTCGCCCCTTGTATTTAATAACAACTTCGATTTTTGAATTTTTCTTAGTTTGAAATTTGAAATTTGAAACTTTGTCATATGTAAAACATTCTACATTTTGGGCCTCTCCAGCCCCATGAATAAAATATAGATGATCTTCAAGTGCAATTAGAATACCAGTTGATTTCTTGTTTTTGTATTTACAATCTACAACATACAATGGGTTCTCATCATTAAGTACATATTGCTCTCCATATTTAAATGAAGCTTTGTGAGTACTATATGTGAGCTTTTCAGAGAAGCTCGGTTTGCCACCAAACCATATTAGGTATGAAGCATTTTTCTCTTTGTTTTTAATAGACTTTCTCTCTTTTCTTTGCTGTTCTTTCTTATCAGTTTCTTCTTTGGCCTTTTGCCATCCTTCTTTGGCCTTACTGAACATCTTATTTAATCTGGACATTTTCAACCTCCTGGTAAAAGTAGTTACAAATAAAGACACACTATTCCTAGTGTGCCTCAATCATGATGTGTATTTATTCGCTATCTGTATCTTGATTTCTCTTTTTAGCTTTTTCTGTTATGAACTGAAAGTATTCTTCAAGCTGCCTTAATTCCTCTGGACCCATCTGTTTCCATTTCTCTATGTCGAAGAAACCTGAGTCTTCAATGCCGTACTTTTCGAGAAGGCGGTTGTGTTCGGCCATGGCCTCGAAGTCTGACTCTTTTTCTTTATCAACTTTCCCGAGAAGATAATCTATGGATACATCAAATAAAATAGCAAGTTTCTCGAGGGTATTGAAATCAGGTTCTCTAGCTCCACTTTCGTATTTAGCGATAGTTGAATAGGAAACACCTAATTTATTAGCTAATTGCTCTCTAGAAAATTTTTCTCTCTCTCTCAGCTTTCTTAATCTATTGCTAAATTTATTCATGTTCAAGCCTCCATATAGACTTATATTATACTATTTGTCCAACTAATAAAATATTTTTGGACAAAACGGGTAATTAAGTGTTGACTTTGGACGAAATGTCCATTATAGTAGACATTAACAGGACAAAATGTCCAAGAAATTGGAGGTGTAAAAATGCGAATGAACCTACGAAACATTCGAATGAAGCAAGGGTATAAGGAAGTGGACAAACTTGCGGCAAATATTGGTATATCAGCATCTTACTATTACAAAATAGAACAAGGAAAAAGAACTCCAAGCATTGATTTAGCTAAAAAGATTGCTGATGCCTTGGATCATACAGTAGACGAACTTTTTTTTGACCAAAATCTGGACGTTTCGTCCAAGGGACAGGAAGAACAGGAGGTGTCTTCAATTTTAGAAATTATCTGAAGGAGGTGAGAACATGCAAGGTCAAATGACAGCAAAACAGACAGCTGAATATCTTGGGGTTCATCTAGATACCATCTATCGCATGGTGCGACGTAAAGAGATACCACATTATAAAATTCGAACTCGTATTTTCTTTTCACAATCGACGATCGATGAATGGATTAAAGATCAGCAACAACAAAATCAATCGGTAAGTTCATTCTAGCACTCAATATTTACTATTACGGTACGTAGAGAGGAGAACATTATGAAAGAAGGTACAAGCAGAGCCGGAAAAGCATTAAGAGCTTACCGACTCAAAAAAGGAAAAACACAGCAACAATTATCTTTCGACCTTTTTTCATCCAGAGAATTAATCACCAAGATGGAGCGAGGAGAAAGAAAAATAGGCCCAGAAGTTACAGAAAGAATTGAGGATCCATTTGTAGCGCTCGAACGAGCGGGAGAATATGCGAAAGCATTCGGCGCAATGAAACTAGATGGGTTAGCAGTTGATTTAAATCGGACAACTACTTATCTAAAAACGAAAGAAGAGCTGCAGGAAGCATTAGATCAGCTAAGTAAAACGGATGTAACAAGGGCTCCCAAGTTTGTTGAACCACACGAAATTCAAAACATCGATAAAGCATTGCAAGAATGTATTGACGTCGTAACAGCAGTTCATAATTTTGTCGCGGTTGTTTGTGACGAGTATAACCTACCAGTCACTGAGGTTTGGAATCGCCATACCAATAAGTTAGTTGCTAGAAAATACGTACTCAGCTAGAGGAGGAAAATGAAAAATGACTCACGGGGAGTTTGTAACGTTAAATAAAGCATTGGAAGTGTATGTAGATCGATTTAAGAGAGCCCTTAAAAGCAATCAACCTATGAGGGCTATGGATTTAATTTGTTCGGACATGCGAGAGGCATTTGATTTAAAGGATCCTAGTAATCGAGAACTATCGAAATTGCACCAAGCCATTCAATTAGAAATGTCGATTCTGGAGGTAGCATAAATGAATTTCAGTCACTTTAGAATATGCGACTTACCACAAGCGAAAATGGAAGTTCAGTGTTCAAGGTTGTTAGTTATTAGAATTGATCGGTTGATTGACCAAGGGGATTATGAGACAGCATTAGAACGTCAGAAGGATTTGAACCGATCATTAGAAGCATTAAAGAAAATGAGAGAAGAAAAGACAGAGGAAGATCGAATATACGAGATGACTAGAAAAGCGATGATGAGTGAAGTTCCATTTCATCACATGGTTTTTATCACAAAAAAATAACCACTCATCGGCAAATGAGTGGAACGAAAAGAAATTATTTTGATACTTCTATTTAACCATGGTTTATCGGTAAAAACAAGAGGAGGTAGATCTCATGGGGTTAGAAAATCCATTGGTAACTAATATGGATCGAGTCAACATGCCTAATTCTGAAAAAGAGTGTGAGTCTTGTCATGAAACGCTTTATTCAGGATATGAAGATGTAAAACTACATGAAGGCGAATACTTTTGTGATGAAGAGTGCCTGAAAAACCACTTGCTCGAAAATGCTACTTATGAGGAGGTCACGCTATGAGCGCAGAAGTACTGACTGTAACAGAACAATTATCACGTGAGGAATGGTTAAAAGCGAGACAAAAAGGAATAGGCGGTTCGGATGCGGCAGCTGTTGCTGGACTCAATCGTTGGAAGTCTCCTTTCCAAGTATTTATGGAGAAAGTGGACAAAGCCCCACAGGAAGAAATACGCAATCAGGAAGCCATGTACTGGGGAAACGTGATGGAAGACGTAGTAGCTAAAGAGTTCACAGAACGGACAGGAATGAAAGTTCGAAAACGCAACGCCATTTTGAAGCATCCTGAATATGGTTGGATGCTGGCGAACGTAGACCGACTGATTGTCGGCAAAAAAGAAGGACTTGAGTGTAAGACGGCTAACGAATATGCCAAACAAGACTGGGAAGGGGAAGAGATTCCGACTGCCTATTTGCTACAGTGTCAGCATTACATGGCGGTTACAGGTTATGAAGTTTGGTGGATAGCTGTTTTAGTAGGCGGAAACAAATTTATCTACAAACGTATTGAAAGAGATCAGGAATTAATTAATAACTTAATAGAAATTGAAATGGAATTCTGGGAGCAGCATGTGTTAAAAGATGAACCTCCTGAAATTGATGGAACAGAAGCATCAGAATCGTTTTTATCCTCCATGTATCCAGAGTCGGAACCTGGACATGAAGTCGAGTTACCCGATGCCATGGATTCTTATTTTGATGCTATTGAGGTTATTAAAACTGAAATGAAAGATTTAGAGACTCGTAAGAAAGAGTACGAAAATAAGGTGAAGCAAATGATTGGTGAAGCTGAGAAAGCCTATAGTTCACGACATATCGTTTCATGGAAATCTATTCAAACCAATCGCTTTGATTCCAAATCATTTAAAAAAGATCATCCAGACTTGTTTAAAAAATATGCTAAACCTTCAAGTTATCGAAGGTTCACTATTAAGGAGGCTAACTAATGGCAACGAATGAAGCTGTAAAGAACGAATTAAGTCAGAAGAAAAACGGGGAACCGCAAGAAACGAATAAACCAAAAACGATTGAAGATTACCTTAAGAAAATGGCCCCAGCTATGGAGCAAGCGCTCCCGAAACACATGGATATTGATCGGCTCATGCGATTAGCCACCACCACGATTCGAACCAACCCCGATTTAAAAAAAGCGGATGTTGGTAGTTTGTTAGGGGCGGTCATGCAAGCAGCCCAGCTAGGCTTAGAACCAGGATTGATCGGACACTGTTACCTTCTCCCATTCAAGAATAATAAAAAAGGTATCACCGAGGTTCAATTCATTATCGGATATAAAGGAATGATCGACTTAGCCAGGCGCTCGGGACAAATTCAAAACATCTATGCCCATTCAGTTTATGAAAATGATGAATTTGATTACGAGTTAGGGCTAGAGCCCAAGCTCGATCATAAACCCATAATGGATAGCAATAAGGGAGGTTTCATTGGCGCTTATGCGGTCGCTCATTTCAAAGATGGTGGATATCAATTTGAATTCATGCCCAAGGCCGAAATAGAGAAACGAAAAAAGCGCTCAAAAGCCGCTGGTTCCAAATACAGCCCTTGGTCTACTGATTATGAAGAGATGGCTAAGAAAACGGTTATCCGGCATATGTGGAAGTACCTGCCGATTAGCGTGGAGCTTCAGCAACATGGAGCACAAGATGAAACTGTTCGTAAAGATATCACAGATGAAGCGAAAAGCGTTTATGACGATGAGTATATCGAAATGGTCTATCAAGAGTCGATAGAAGAGAAAGAGCCTACAGAGGGCGAAAATGAACGTCCAGAAGAGGAGAAAGCAACTAAAAATGCTTAGAGAGATTGTCATTCCTCATGATTACGTGTGGATGGCCAAGCAGTCGAAGAATCCTGGTCAATTGTATAAAAGGTATGTTGCGGCGTATGTGCGCCGTAACTGCCCAGGATGGAGTCTAAAGAGAATAAATAAAAAGATAGCTGTCATTGAAAAAATAGATCAGTAGGAGGGTTATGGTTTGGACGGTTGGATTAAACTGCATCGAAAAATACTGGATAATGATCTCTGGAATGACCCGACAACGTTTAGGTTATTAACCCTTCTTTTACTAAAAGCAGCACACAAGGACGGTATGAAAGTCCGTAATATGGAATTGAAACGTGGACAATACATTAGATCTTATTCCAAATTACAAGAGGATTTGGAATATCGCGAGGGTCGTGGATACAAGAAGGTAGCGAAAAGTACAATTAAGCGTTCCGTTTCGAAACTCATTCAAAACAACATAGTTGAGATACGTGAAACAGAACTTGGAACACTATTTACTATCTTGAATTATCAGAAGTATCAAGGGTTTGAAGGCGATTCCAAAAAAGAACATGGAACAGAACGTGACACCAACTTGGAACGAAGTCCGAACGAACCTGGAACGAAGCTGGAACCAGAAGAAGAATTAAAGAAAGAGAAGAATGAAAAGAATATATCTACTACTACAGACGCGACCAAATTTTATCAAGAAAATTTCGGAGGCGTCTCACCGAGAATTGCTGAACTCATGCTGAGCTGGATTGACGACATGGGGGATGATCTTGTAATTGAAGCCATGGACCGAGCAGTTAAGCGAAATAAAAAATCATGGGGATATGCTGAGAAGATTTTAAAAGATTGGTTTAGCAAAGGCATTAAAACCATGGAACAGGCCAAAGCGGAAGAAGTAGAGTTTGAGAATCAACAAGCAAACTATCAATCTTTCAGAAAGCCTAAACAACCCAAAGCAGTATTACCTAAGTGGTACCAAGAGCAACAACAGAAAAAACAACAACCAGAACGGCCCCAAACTCCGCCAAAAGTTTCTGACGAAGAAATGAAGGACCTTGAGCATTTTTTCAAAGGGAGAGCTAAGGAAAGCAACGGACCAAGAAGCAATTATAACTGAAGTTGAAAGGGTGAATTGTTTGGAAACGCTAGAAAGCCAGAGGAACGTGATTGAATTTGAGATATTCGGTGAGCCAGTCGCTCAAGGGAGACCGAGAGCAACGACCATTAACGGTCATACGAGAGTTTATGATCCTGTTAAATCGCGAGACTATAAGCACTATATCAAGTTATCAGCAACACAACACCGGCCCAAGGAACTGCTAAACGGGCCGTTAGCTGTCGAGATTGATATCTATCGACCAATTCCTAAGAGCATGCCGAAGTACAAGCGGGCATGGATTCAAAACGGAGATCTAAGACCTGTTACAAAACCTGATGTAGACAATTATGTCAAAGGAATCAAAGATGGTCTATCAAACGTTATCTGGGAAGATGATCGGCAGATAGTCGATTTACAGGTTCGCAAATGGTATTCAGATATTCCTCGGGTAAAAGTGAAAGTTGAAAGCCTCGAATTGAACGAGCAACAACAGCTATTAAAAAATTAAGGAGTGACACAAATGACATATACGAACTTTAAAGCGCTTGTTAAAAAAGTGAACTTAAAACCCAAGGGTATTCAAGAAGTTGTCCTGGAGGTTTCTGATGCAGAAACAAGAGGGCAACTCGAAAATTTAGCAAACATGATTGATACCCAGGCTTACATTGATATCGAATCAACGATTGTACGGTATAACGTGACAGTGGACGCCCAATCTCATAAGCCACTTAAAGAGTATAAAGTTGACAAGAGAGGCATTGTTCAAGAAGTTAAGGATCCAGAGCAATTAGAATTACCTGGCATTCCAAAAGAAGAGCGGAAGACGGAGGAGAAAGAACTAGAAGTCGATAAAGAAGCATTAGAACAATTTGTCTTAAATGACATGGCCCCAGATTTAGACGACTTTCCAGAAAACATTACTAGAATTGTGAAACGAAAATTAGAAGGAGAATCCTATTCAAAAATAGCCAGCGATTTAAACATGAATTCAGGAAAAATAGCAAAAGTGATTGATGAATACTTTAAACAAATAGCTCCTTTAGCTGAGAAATGGTGGGAATGGAAGCAGGAACAAAAACCAGGTGAAGGCAAAAACGATAACAACGATCAGGGAAATGATGATAATGAATCAGACGAGGGTGCTGCCTAATGCACCCTCTGACTAAAAGACAGGAAGAAGTCCTTGAATATATTAAGCAGCAAACCTTGAGAAATGGTTATGCGCCAACTGTAAGGGAAATTGCTGAGGGAGTGAAGCTTAATTCTGGATCAACGGCACATGCGCATGTTCAACAACTAGTGAGTAAAGGTTACGTGAAAAAAATTAAAGGTAGCCCAAGGGCACTGCAAGTTGTGAAAGTGGGTGAGTAGATGGCTATGTTGTCTAGGCAAGTGAAGGTTATCAAAAAGAACATGATCGATGAGTTAGAAAATGATTTCGGTTATAACAGAAAGCAACTGGAGAAAGCAACATACTCACAGGTAAAAAATCAGTTATCAATTGAACGAATTAAAAATGTGAAAGAAAGCCCATATTTTTAATAACAAGGTGGAAAGAAAAAAGCTAGAATTCCTAGCTTAATCTACTAAAACGTTATCTAATTTTTGAATAAGGTCATCAAAATAAGGCTTTTCAATAAAATCCTTAGCACCCAAGTCCAAACATCGCTGGATGACATGTTTTTGGGCTAAAGAAGAACACATGATGACTTTAGCACTTGGAAAAAGCCTTTTCATAAGCGACAAGGTTTGAAAGCCATCTAAGCCATCCATTATGACGTCCAAAATTACTATATCTGGTTGGTGCTCATTATATAAAGGTAAAGCCTCTCTACCAGTTGAGGTTTCAGCAATGACGTGATAACGACCGGTTTGTGCTAAGATGTGTTTTAACCACTGTCGAATAAACCATGAATCATCAACTAATAAAACATTATAAATAGAAATCACCTTCCATCAGGAAAGGGACAAGTGATTGCAACCCGGCTACCATAGAAATTCCTTAGGCCCGTGGCTTTGCGTCTCTTACTTTCGTAAGGTTTGCCCTTTTATTTTAAAAAAAGCCAAGAGCAAGTGCCCTCAGCTAAGTATCGGGAAACTTATTATATCATAGGGGGCCTGCTCATTGCGAGGACATGAAATACCAGTAGATATGAAAAAACGACAAATTTCGGTAAATTTTGAAGGAGATTCCCCGTTTTGTATCGTATACTGTAATGGGAAAGCGAAAATCACACCTTTGCCCGATCATGGAGAGACGAGAGTAATAACACATCAAGGCAAGGTGAAACGAGTGAAGTACGATGAGGGGGAGGAGTTTTGATTTTTCTAAATTTAGCTCAAACTGAAGTAAACTCAAATCCAGCTAATAGTGCGTCATGGATAGATTGGAATGCTTTAAGTATTTCAATTCCAATAATTGTAGTATTGATCACGATTTTTTTTAGTTTAAGAAAGGAAAAGAGAGACAGAGATTATGAATATAGGGCAATTGTAGACCTCTTTCAAACCAGTAATATAATTAATTTTAAAGAAAGAACACATGAAGTCATAAATTTGTTCAATAATAAAGAAATTTTTTTAAAAGTTGATAAAATTTCAGAAGCAGTTGTAGTTGAAAATATTACAAATAATCCGGTGTTGAATTTAGAAGTATTTCACAAATTTTGGAAGAATGGGGCAAGAACTGAATATAAATATAGACGTAAAATCTTAAAGGGAAAAGAAATAGTTTTGGTTCCGACTAGAAATGAAACGAATGCAGATGAAACTCGAGATGACGAAATAATGACAATTACTTATTCATCTTTATCAGGACAAAAATATAGGGCAACTATGAAAAAAAGTGAATCAACAATATTACGCGTGAAAGAAGATCTCATTTACAAGAAGTTAGTAGGGCATAAACATGACGCAAAGACTTCTATTAAAAAACTAAATTAGTACTGTGGTTGAAAATTTGAAGAGAAAACGTAGTTTATAAAGTTCGATGAGGGGGAGGAGTTTTGAGCAAACAAATTAGGGCATTTATGTTTTTTTGCCTATTGTGTCTTATATTGTCGATAATATTTCCTGTATTAACAAAATTTCTTTCTGAAAAAGCATCATTGAAATATGGATTTAATGAAGTTAATAATTATGCTGAATACTTTTCCTCAGTAAGTAATTGGATATCAGGGGTGACTGTACCTATATTTACGCTTGGAAGCGTAATCTTATTATTTTTAACTTATCAAACTCAAAAAGAAGAATTACAAAACACTAACGATGCGCTAAAAAAACAACAATTTGACACGACATTTTTTAATATGATTGAGTTACACAATAGTATAGTTGAGAATATTAGAATAGGTGACAATACTTCCAGACAAGCATTAAGTAAAATGTGGAGAGCATTTGAAGGTAAAACTAATTCTGAAGTTTCAAAAGTTTATCGTAGCCAAGCAGGGGAGATAAATGGTACAAAATATGATTTTCCAGAATATAAAATAAACTTTAATGACAAGGAAAAATTAATAGCTATATTTGATGAATTTTACATATTATACGAACCACTATTGGGCCACTATTTTAGGAATATGTATAGAATAATAAAATTTATCGAAGAAAGCGATTTAAAAGAAGTTGAAAAAAATAATTATAGAGGTATATTTAGAGCTCAATTATCTAGTGATGAAATCTATTTTCTATTTTATAATGTTAATTTCTCCTCTAAAGGGAAAGAGTTCGGAGATTTATTACAAGGTAAGAGTTTTTTTGAAGATCATATTGATGGCCTACTGGAAGGAGATAGAACTTGCTTGAAGCTTCATCGTGAAAGTTATAACAAATTATAGAATTAAATTACTTCCTCCCAGCCAACCAATGAGCGTTGTTATGTTGAAGTTTAGTCAAAAAATTATGTTTGGGGAGAGTTTTACATATGGCTAGAAATATATTAAGTAGTTCATTAAGTAAAGTAATGAGTGATTATGGTGAGTTCTATTTATCATCTAGAGAACCCAGCAAGCATTATATAGGGGATCTAATAACAAAAAAGATCCCCCAAAATTTATATGAAGACTTAAGCTTAGATAATAAACATTTCAAAATATATGGATCATATGGTTCAGGTAACTTAACTTTGACACCTTGGATCGCTATTTTAGACCGAGATATTTCAGAGAGTGCTCAAAATGGCTTTTATATAGTTTTTCTATTCCGTAAAGAAATGGATGGTTTTTATCTTTCTTTAAATCAAGGAACTTCCTATTTAGATAACAAGTTTAAAAATAACAATCCAAAAGAAAAAATGACCTATATCTCCAGCTTCATGAGGAATGATATAGATCTACCCTTAAATAAATTTCCCCTAGTAAATATAGATTTGCAGTCACATACGAATAATGCTAGGTACTATAAGGCAGCGAATATTTGCGCAAAATTTTATGAATTTAATAATTTTAGTGAAAGTGATTTGCTAAGGGACTTGAGAGAATTATTAGTTGGATTAGATAATATAAAAAGGTTTATTGCAAGAAGAGAGTTAGAAGAAGTTATTAATAACATAGTTTACCAAGATGAAATTAGCGATACTAAATTTCAAGAGGACATTTATATTTCAGAGCCCACAAAGACGACGGAACAGCCGCAAACTGCCCCTCCAAAAAAAGGGGGAAATAGAGAGTCCTATTCCAGGAATCCTGGCAAGGCTAAGGAGGCTTTAAAGCTAGCTAATTATAAATGTGAATTTGACAGCTCTCACAAAACTTTTGTTTCTCCCAGAACAGGAGAAAATTTTGTGGAAGCACATCATCTTATACCTATGGGAGCTCAAGAAGATTTTAAATACAGTTTAGATGTGCCGGGAAATATAGTTTCTTTATGCCCAAACTGCCACCGGCGTATACACCATGGCAATAAGGAAGACAAAAAAGAGATGCTAAATTATTTATTCACTCAAAAAAATAGTAAACTATCTTCATTTGGAATTGGTCTATCAAATAATGAGCTAATTAAGTACTATAAATAAGAACAACGGGTGATTTAGAAATTTGATTTAGTTACTCTGAAATTGAACTGGAAATGGGAGGGTGAGAGGTAGCTTGGATAATTTAGAACCATATAGTTACATATTACCTTTTATATCATTGATATATTTAGTTTTAAAATTTAGTCCAGTAACAACATTTACTGCTAATCAATTTGAAAAGAAGCTATATACAAAGGAAAGAAGATTTAGCATAAAATTTATCAATTTTATTTTACAAAGCATTATAATTAGTATATTTTTAATGGCATTGAGTGAGTATACAAAAGATATTAATGATAATCTAATAATAGGATATATTATAATAGTCTTTATAATATTTGCTTTTTTAGCCTATAAAGCTGAGGCTTATAAAAAAGGAGATAGGTCAAGTAGAAAAGTCACAGTATTGATTTGGAAACTTATTTTAACCTTTACTTATTTGGTGTTATTATTAGTTATTTTCAGTTCTATAATAGGAGGCATTCACGATGTTGAAATAGGAGATAATATTAATGAAAAAATTGCTTATATGTCCGCTTTTTTCATAGGTTCCTATTTGTACTCGGTTATAATAACAATATTTATTAGCCCTCTGGATAAGTTTTTAAGTTGGAGTGATAAAGAAGCTGCTGTCTATATTAAGAGTGGTCCAGATAATGAAGAAATATGGTATATCTTACACCCAATAAGTAAACAAGAGATATTGTTAGGTGATGATAAGTATGATGCAAATTGTAAAAAGTTTAAGAAAATATTAAAAGAAGATTTATTATATGAAACTGTTTTTAAAGAATAAAATATATTGTTCTACCAGCCAACTGGAGGACACTGATTAAGTAAGTTGCTACACGCAGCTGCTTGATTGGTGTCCTTTTTTATTTATTAATAAGGAGGAAAATCTATGAGTCATAATTTTAGGTGGATCGTGAACGAATACAGACAAGATCGTCGAACCGGAGCTACCAATCCGATAGAAACGTCAGAGTATGCCAAACAGTTATTCAAAAATCCAGCAGGATGGAAGGATGATGAAAATGAAACTAAGAGAAATTGAAAACGTCATTAGTGATTATCACTGGATGAGTCGGGAAGTAGATCGATTGCAACAAGCGCTTTGGGGTTCTATTGGCAGTAAAAAAAGTGAAGGTGTAGCTCAATATGGATTAGCAGCTGTCATGCCGAAAGGTTCACCAGGAAAGAGTCAACCGGAACTAAATGCGATGGATCGACGAGAAAAGAAAATCTATAAAAAGCTTCAACGCTATGATTCTATGACAAGGGCTGTAGAGCATGACCAGGAGCTATTAAAAGAAGATCTTCATAAGACCATTTATGATTGCATGATGGAGGGAATGAGCTATCGAGCCACAGGAAAACACCTTGGAATCTCTAGAGGAAAGTTCTATCGAGAAAAAGAGACCATTTTGAACACTTTGTACCAAAAAGACCAAAAAAGCCAAATAATACACTTTTTGACGGAGGAAAAGTTGACAGGGTAAACTGTGAGGGAGGCAAGGCGGTTAAATAACATGTCTCTTTAATATTAATTATTTTTCTCAACCTCCGATAATGGTATTGGAGGTGACATTATGGATATAGACCTTAGTCCAATGGAGTCAACTATGAATGAAATGGCTTTGGACTTATTAATAATATTAGGTGCTCCATTCTTAATTGCATTGATTATTGTTTTTTTACTTAAAAAGTTAAAACTACCCGCGGGAATTGTTCAGTTTATTGCGGCAATAACTATGCTTGTAGGTGTTTATCTAATGTTTATGAATATGAACTTTGATTATAATTAACTGAGCTGAGTTGGTTGTTGCTGGCAGGAAAAACTCTCCTTTTGTCGAATCTGTGAATCAATAGGGAGGTTTATAAATTGAATGAAGGCTTGGATGATTTAGAAGAACACTTATTTTTCGAAGATGAACAGATCAAAATTACTTCGACAATAGTTGAATATGATGATCATATTATTCCAACAAAATCAATTAGCTCAATTTATGTGGACAAAGAAGAAATTGAACCACCTACAGGTTTGTTTGCTTTAGGTGGATTAGCTATAATTTATAATGGTCAAACAGGTGAAGAATTGACTCTTTTAATCGGTATAATTTTATTTATTATTGGATTTTTATCAATGTTTATAAAGAAAGTTACTCGCATTAATAAAATAGCTATATCATTAGATTCTGGAAGAGAAATTCTTATTGATAACGTAAAAATAGAGGAAGAAACCTTTGATGAAATTTTTGAAGCACTGAGGAAAGTTATAATTTTCAGGGGATAAACATTCAATTCATTAATTGAATGTTCAATGTAACGAATATTGACATCTCACTACGAGGTGTCTTTTTAATGTGGTGATAAAGATGCAGCAATACCAAACCAGAGAACAACGCATGAAATTCTACAAAAGCAAGTCTTGGCGAAAGCTGAGGCTTTTTGTTTTGGAGCGAGATAATTATGAATGCCAGGAATGTAAGAGGCAAGGACGAGTGTTCACCAGCAGTCATAATACAGACAAACATAAAAATTTAGATGTCGATCACATTGAAGAGTTGCCTGATCGTCCAGACTTAGCGATGGAACCAGATAACTTAGAGACGCTTTGCATTCGTTGTCACAACCGAAAGCATGGAAGGTATGTAAGTCGATTTAAGCGCAAGCCCAATAAATGGGATGGTGATGAATGGTGGTAGATCCCCCCGCCTAAATAATTTGGCCATTTTTCGATTTAGGGGAAACGGTGCAGGGGGGTCGACTTCCCATATTTATAACCATATTCACACGTTAGGGGGGTGGGATAATGTGAAAAGCACACTAAGAACCGACGTAGGTATTGATAAGATCAAGGATTACCTGATGTCGAGGGTTGATACAAGTAGCCCAGTTGAAGTCGAAAAAGTCGGTAGGTACTTGAAGCATTTGGAGATGTATCGAAGAATGGAACGAACAATCAAGCAAGATGGCGTTTCTGTAACTATAAAAAACGCTAGTCAGACATTTGTGAAATCCCATCCTCTACTCAATGAAATGAATAAGGTGAATTCTGCGATTATTAACATAGAGCGGACTTTTCAATTCATTGATGATAACGAAGGTGATAATAAAAACTATACCGCAAAAGATTTGATGTAGATGAAAATTAATAAACACGTTACTTATTATATGAACCAATACGAAGCTGGCCAAATCAAAGTCAGTAAGTATCTGGTTCTTTTATTTTCTTATCTAAAAAAACATGTCCTTAATCGAACCGATCTTTATTTCGATGAAGTCACTCACGAACGTTATATCAAATTTACTGAAAAGAACTATTTTGAACTTATGCCGTTCCAGAAATTCATTACGGCTTTCGTATTTTTGTATTACAAAACAGGAGACTATCCATTCTTTGAACAATTCTTTTTGTATAAAGCTCGTGGAGCTGGAAAGAACGGATTAATCTCGTCACTAACGAATTTTTTTATTAGCGATCTTCACGGCATCGACAACTATAATGTATCGATTGTGGCTAACAGTGAGGAGCAGGCGAAAACGTCGTTCAACGAAGTCTATAATGTAATTGATCTAGATGGTAAGGGCGGAGTACTTCAATCCCTTTTCCATCATACGAAGTCAGAGATTAATAGTAGGACCAATAAGAGTGTTTTAAAATACCATACATCCAATGCAAAAACCAAAGATAGTTTGCGAGATGGATGTGTAGTATACGATGAGGTACACGAATATGAAGACTCGGCGATCGTTGATGTCTTTTCATCTGGTCTTGGAAAGGTTAAGCACTCAAGAGAGTTTTTTATCACTACGGATGGTTTTGTTCGAGGGGGCTATCTTGATGATCTAAAAGAGCGAGCAATTCGTGTATTAAATGGGGAAGCATTAGAGGATCATTTATTTGTGTTCATGGCGACATTGGATGATGAAAACGAATTAGATGATGAAACAAACTGGCAAAAAGCTAATCCAATGTTCCATGAACCAATGAGTGAGTATGCTAAAGAGTTATTCCGGAAAGTTAAAACTCAATACATTGCTTTAACTAACTCCAAACCATCAGCTAAAGTCCGGTTTATGACGAAGCGAATGAATACACCTGCTACTGACTTGACTGCTTCAGTTGCAACTTGGGATGAAATTAAAGCAACAATTCGTCCGTTCCCAAAACTAACGCATCGCACTGCTGTAGGAGGTCTAGACTTCGCATCCATAAGAGACTTTGCAGCTGTGGGGTTACTTTTTAAGGTAGGTGATGATTATGTGTGGAAGACTCATTCGTTTATTCGAAAAGGATTTTTAGACAATGTAGAAATGAAACCACCTATATATGATTGGGAAAAAGAAGGTTTCCTAACAATAGTTGACGAGCCAGTCATCAATATCAAACATATTGTTGATTGGTTTATTGAAATGAGGGAGTTATATGGTGTAAATCGCATTGTAGCCGATACATTCCGTTTGGACTTAGTGAAGACTGCTTTAGAAGCTGAAGGATTCGAACTCATCTATATCCGGAATCCAAAAGCCATTCATAGTAAATTAGCGCCGAGAGTAGAAACGATTTTTGCTAATCACAATATTATTTTTGACGATAACCCATTAATGCGTTGGTATACGAATAATGTGTACGTCAAAATCAAGAAAGATGGAAATAAAGAATATCTAAAAAAGGATGAAGTAAGAAGAAAAACAGACGGGTTTCAAGCATTCATCCATGCGTTGTTTGAAGCAGACAATGTCCTCGAAGAAGAGGAAGATTTCTATCTGGACGAGATTTCATTTTAAAAAAAGAGACCTGATGTAACAGGCCTCAAATAGACAAAAGAGAACATTAGTTCCCCTTTTTAATACTAACATATTGAGAGGGGAAAAGTATGAAGATTAATAAGAATACCGTATATAACATGGACTGTTTGGAGGGTATGAAGCATATTCCAGATGGAAGTATTGATCTAATATTGTGCGATCTTCCTTACGGTACCACCCATTGTTCTTGGGATAGCATTATTCCTTTTCAAGAGTTGTGGGAGCAGTATAAAAGAATCATTAAAGAGAATGGAGCTATTGTTCTTACAGCCAGTCAGCCCTTTACAACCAAGCTCATTGAGTCGAATTTCAAATGGTTTCGCTACGAGTGGATTTGGAAGAAAGAAAACCACGTCACAGGATTTCAAAATGCCAATCGAATGCCATTAAAGAATCATGAAAATATATGCGTGTTTTATAAGAAGCTACCGACATATAATCCACAAGGATTAATGAAAATTAAACCAAAAACAGTTAAAAGAAATAAGAGTATGCAAGCTTTAGGAAAGAACAATCAGTCCTTGAGTAGATACCATGTTGTGAGATATAAGAACTTTCCCAAATCCGTCGTATCGTTTTCAAGAAACAAAAACACTTTCCACCCTACTCAAAAGCCTGAAGAATTATTTGAGTACATTGTTCGGACTTATACCAATGAGGGTGAGACTGTACTAGATAATTGCATGGGCGGTTTTACAACTGCTATCGCTTGTGATAATTCGAACCGCAATTGGATAGGCTTTGAATTAAATCGAGAGTATTGTGAGCAAGGGTTAAATAGAATAAATGAAAATAGATCAAAAATGGAGCTGCCATCGATTGATATTGTAAGGGGGTGATATTATTTGGGGCTACTAGACATCTTTACAAAGAATTACGATGAAATGGATTTTTTGTATGACATTGATCTTTTAGAAGACACGTCCGACCGCATCTATTACAAAAAACTTGCGATTGCCACATGCGTTAATTTAATTGCGAGAACGATTAGTCAATCGGAATTTATGATGAAGAAAAAAGGAGAAGTGCAGCATGATGAATTTTATTATCGGTTGAATGTGAAACCGAATAAGAACCAGTCTGCCAGTGAGTTTTGGGAGACTTTTGTGTACAAGCTCATTCACGATAATGAAGTCTTAATAATCAAGACAGACAGTGATGATTTGTTAGTGGCGGATGATTTTTCTCGCACAGAATACGCCTTAATGGATGACGTGTTTCGAGATGTCACCATCAAAGATTTTACGTATCAACGTACGTTTGTAGCTAGTGATGTGATCTATATCAAACACAGCAATGAGGACTTATCGCGGTTACTCGATAGTCTCTACTCGGATTATGGGGAACTGTTTGGGCGCATGTTGGAGTTCCAGAAGCACAACAACCAAATTCGAGCAACAGTTGATACAGAAAATGTAAACCCAAAAGATCCTGAAAAACAAACGAGGATGCAGAATTTTATAGACAACATGTATGGGGCTATTAAGAAAAGAACTTTCGCCATTGTCCCGCAGCAAAAAGGGTTTGTGTACCAGGAGCAATCTGAAAGAGCATCTAGGACCTCGGGCAGTGTGGACGAAATCAACAAGGTGACTAATGGATTTTTAGATCACACCGCTCGGGCACTCGGTATTCCTCCGGCATTAGTTCGAGGCGAAATGGCAGATGTTGAGAAGAGCACTCGAAACTATATGACATTCTGCATTGATCCACTCTTAAAGAAAGTAAAGGATGAATTCAGCGGAAAGTTCATTGACAAGCGGGATTATCTAAAAGGTGAACGCATGGATATAAGAAGCATTTCTTATCGGGACTTGTTCGATTTAGCAAGTGCAGTTGATAAGTTACGCTCAGCTGGTATTTACAACGGAAACGAACTACGAGAAAAACTTGGTGATGAAAGGGTGGATGATCCTATTTTGAAAGAGTATGTTATCACTAAAAACTACAGTGAATCTATTGAAGGGGGTGAGAATTGATGTCAGAGGAAATGAAAAAGCAAGTCATCAGTATGATGGGGAAGAAAACCGATATTCGTTTTGCAGCTAGAAATGAAGAATCTAAAGAATACGATTTGTTTATTTACGGTCCAATCGGTGGTTTTTTCTTTGGTACGAATGCGGAAAGTGTTCGTCGAAAACTGGCTGAAACCGAAGCAAAGAAAATCAACGTGCATATTAACTCGCCAGGAGGTTCTGCTTTTGATGGAGTGGCCATTAGCAATTTACTCAAAAAGCATAAGGCTGAGGTTATTATTCATGTGGACGGTTGGGCAGCTAGTGCAGCCTCCGTAATCGCCATGGCAGGAGACAAAATTATCATGCCTGAAAATACAATGATGATGATTCACCGTGCCTCAACGATTGACTTTGGGAACGCTGCAGTGTTTGAAAAGACCGCATCCGATTTACGCAAAATTGATCAGTCTTTGGCTGCGTCTTACAAAAAACGATTTGTCGGTACCCAAGAAGAGCTTGATCAATTGCTAGATGATGAGACATTCCTAACAGCTGAGGAAGCAGTTGCGTTTGGATTGGCCGATATAGTAGGAGAAGAAATCGAGATTCAAGACCTCGAAGATCCAGAAGATGATCAGGAAGATGAGGAAGAATACGAAAACTTCAAAGATCGATTGGTTGCGAAATATGCAGCTCAGGCAACACCAAAACCAAATAACCAAGAACCACCTGAAGAAGAGCCTACTCAAAACAATGTGAGTAAGCTCTTTTTAAATTTATAAACAAAATTAAAATTGGAGGAATGAGAAATGCCGATTAAATTTAATAATTTCGAAAAAAAGAAACAGGCGTTTGCAAAAGCAACACAGGAAGGTACGGAAAAGGAACAATCAGAAGCGTTAAATGAAATGCTTGAAGCACTTGCTAATGATGTTCAGGGTGATATCTTGAACCAAGTACACACTCAATCAGCTGATAACGCGATTATCCAGTCTCGTGGTCAAAACGTGCTTACGAGTGAGGAAATGCAATTTTTTAATGCTGTGGTTGAAGATGGAGATTTCAAAGAAACTGAAACACTTCCTAAGACAACCCAGGAGCGTGTGTTTGAGGAGCTTCGAAAAGAGCATCCCCTGTTAGATAAGCTTGGTCTAGAAAACTATGGTGCAGTTACTGAGTTCATTTATTCTGATCCAGAAGGTGCAGCCGTATGGGGACCGCTATTTGACAAAATTAAGGGGCAACTTAATGCAGCGTTTCGCAAGGAAACCCTTACTCAGTTAAAGCTTACAGCCTTCATTCCACTAGCAAACGACATGTTAAAACTTGGTCCGGTTTGGGTAGAACGTTATGTTCGTACAATGATCAAAGAAGCAATGGCTGTTGGACTGGAAAAAGGTTTTGTAACAGGTAATGGAAACAACATGCCTATTGGTTTGTTGTATGTTAAACAACAAGATGGAGCAGTAGCACAGAAGCAATCTGCAGGAACATTAACTTTTGAACCAGGTCGCACATTGATTAATGAGATGCGTGATGTGGTCAAACTTCTTGCTAAGAAAGTGAATGGCGATGGGTCTGACGCTGACGAACCTAAAAAAGTTGCGGGTAAAGTTGTAATGGTTACTAATCCGTTTAACACGATTGATATCCAAGCCAATGCGACTGTTCAAAATGCAAATGGCGCTTATGTGACGAATCTACCATTTAACCCTGATCATGAAGAATCTATCTTCGTTCCAGAAGGAAAAGTTCTCTTTTTCGTCGAGGGTGAGTACATTGCAGCTACGGGTGGCTCAGAACCTATTAAAAAGTTCGATCAGACGATGGCGTTGGATGATGCAACGTTGTATATCCAAAAGCAATTTGCTACTGGTAAACCAAAAGATAAATACTCAGCTCAAGTGTATGATTTGAACATTCATGGTGCTACTACGACAACAACGACTTCTAGCACTACGACAACCACTACAAGCGCGTAATGAGGTGATGTGATTGGAAGAAATCACGGATAGTGTATTAAGCCAATTCAAAAGTCGCATGCACATTTCACACAGTGTCGAGGATAACAATCTCAAACGGTTGTTATCCTTTTCTGTTGCTGTCATTAAAAACCGTTGTGGTGATTTTACGATTGACGGTGAAAAAGAAACCGATAAGCTAGCCACCGAATTAGTGTTTGAGAGATCTCGCTATGCGTATAACGATGCTGTTGAATTTTTTGAGGATAACTTCTTGAGCGATTTGACGAGCCTGGGCATTGCTTTGATTCCGGAGACTACAACTACAACCACCACGACATCTGGAGGTGGATAGGATGAGAAAGTTTGAATATAAACCGCCTCGTGTCCATTCAGGTGAGCTAAGAACACCTGTGAAGTTTTACGAAGCTGAACCAAATGAAGGGCCGTTGCCAGGGAGTAATATTCAGCAGGACCCTATATATGAAGCCTGGGCCGAAATTGATGAGGTATGGTTACGAGATGTCGAATTGGCTAAATCCAATGGTACCCTTTCAGACGTGACCGTGATCATCCGAGATCCATTAGCTGACTTTATTCCATCGAATAAGCATTACGTTGAGATTGATGCCCCCGAGTATAAGGGGCAACTTTTTAATGTGAAACAAGCTCAACCAGATATGCAGCATAAGGACTTTATTAACGTGATTGCGGAGTTGAGATCATGAGTGTAAAAGTAAGTGGGTTGGATCGACTTCTCAATGATTTGGAGAATCGTTTTGGAGAAAAGGAAATGCAACGTATCAGTGATCGAGCGTTGGAAGAGGCAGCGGATGTATTCGTTCATGAGTTAAAACAACAGTTTCAATCGTTTCGTGATACGGGAGCTTCCATTCGAGAGATTACGTTATCCAAGCCGTATTCAGAGCAAGGGGCTAGGACCATAAAGGTTCATTGGAAAGGCCCGGATGAACGGTATCGTGTGATTCACTTAAATGAATTCGGCACAGTGAAAAACCCGAATCCAGCGGGTAAAGGGGCGATTGCCCGTGCTTTACGAAACTCAGAAAAAGCCTATCACAATACTATTCGTCGAGTGGTGGAAAGGGGGATTTGATGTTAGATGAAATCAATGAGGCACTTATTGCTGATGAATTGATCAATGAAAAGTGTGCAGGACAAATCAAATTCTATGAGTATCCAGAGACTAGTAGTTTAACAGATACTCACATCATCATTGACCCTCTTGATCCTCCTAAGCCAAGTGATTACGCCAGTAATCAATGGTTGATGGAAGATTTTATTTTTCAAATAGAAGTTTGGTCCAAAAATAAAACGGATCGTGATGTCGTCTCCAAGCGCATCCAGTCCATCATGTGGACATTGAATTTTGGGAATAGCGGTGGTGGATTAGACGAGTACGATAGAGATTATAAAATTTTCCGTGATGCTCGACGGTATCGCGGAAAGAAATATGTAATTTAAATGAGGAGGAAGATTATGAAACAAGGTAATTTGCTAAAGCTAGATTTACAGCACTTTGCAGAAGAAAAAAATTATAGAGCATCCACGGGTGTGGATCAGCTTTATTACGCGGTTCTAGACGAGAGTGGTGCAGGCATCATCACAGGTGATGTGGATTTAGTAGACTTTGTTCAAACCATTACAGTAGAAATGCCTCAAGAAGCTGTAAGAGCTTACGGGAGTGACAAAACGGCAGAGATCGCTGTAGCCAACGGCAATGTGAGTGTCAGTGGCGCCTTTCACAAGTTGCCAGTAGAGGTGAGACAAACGTTGCTTGGTCTTGAAACCGTGGACGGTTTATCCTCTTATGGAGCTGGTGACAATCCACCATATGTAGCATGTGTCTTTGCGAAAACACACGAGGACGGTTCTAAAGAGTGGGTTGGTTTGACAAAAGGTCTTTTCATGCGTCCGAACATCAATGCTCAAACGAAAAATGAAAGTGTTCAGTTTAGCCCTGATGAGATTTCCGGACAATTCATGGAACGACCAGTTGACGGATTTGAAAAAGAAAAGACGGTTGTATTTGGTTATGATGAATCAGGTGAAAGCGCCAATCGTGATAAACTATTCCAAAAAATATTCGGTGTAGCTTATCCGAACACAACAACCACAACTTCTAGTACAACCACGACTACCACAAGCGCGTAATCGCTTATGAAGTACATTCTATGCCAACCAGCGATTAAACGTTTCGAGTGGGAACTTGAAGTTTGTATTACCAGGCTACATCAATTAGGCATCCGTGATATCATTCTGCTGTTTACGCAGCAGGATGAACGGGTGCCTGTTTATTTAGAAGAGCATTACGATGTTGAAGCGCATGTTTATGCAGATGAGCGAATGGATAAGAGCTATATCCCATCCGTGAAACCATACCTTTGGATGAAGTATTTAGAAGAGGACCCTACGAGAGAAAAGAAAACTTATTTTTATTTAGACAGCGATGTACTGTTTCGAGATGTGCCCAAGGTTAAGCCGAAAAAAGATACTTGGTATGCATCCGATTGTGAAAGTTATCTTAGTGTGCATTACATTGATAGTAAAGGTACAGATCTATTAGACCGTATGTGTGATGTGATTAACATTGAACCATCCCTTATTCGTGATCAACATCCGATTGGGGGAGCCCAGTGGGTCATTAAGCACCCGACATATCAATATTGGAAAAAGGTTTACGAAGATTCGAATAAACTCTATCAATTCCTTCTTTCGGTGGAACCTGAATATGTTCGAAAAAATGATTCCAATTACGTGCCCATCCAAAAATGGACCGCAGAAATGTGGGCGCAGCTGTGGAACGTTTATCATTTCGGAAAACAAGTGGAGACTCCGAAAGAGCTAGAATTCTGTTGGCCGATGGATCCTGTTGAAAAATATGATGAAACGAACATTTTTCATAATGCAGGGGTGATGGATGATCATCAGAAACTATTTTTTAAAGGTAAATATGTAAGTAGAACACCATTTGAAGATGATTTAAGTCATGTAGACCAAAATAAAGCATCATACGAATATGTAAAAGCTATAAAGGAGACTAAAAATATGGCAAAGAGTGCAAAGTCAAAGTATTTGTCAAATGAAAATTGGCGTGATTTAGATGACGAAAAAGAATATGAAAAGGATAAGCCATGGCCACGGCCAGTAAACAAGAAAGTCAGCCAAGAGCGTATTGATGAACTGTTATCGGACCAAAACAAAGCTGGACGCCCAATGATTAGAAAAGTGGAAGAGTAGGGGATTCCCTACTCTTTATTAATATGAGGAGGCATTTTGAAATGGCAGATTTAAAACGCAATATGATTGAGCTTGTCAAAGATGTGAAGCAAGGTGAGCTTGTCACTGAAAAATACTTAACACCACTCTTTATTCCGATGAAAAAAGTTTACGAAGCTGTTGATACATTAGAGAAAATCAACTCTTCAGCTGGTACCGCTAAATCAGAACGAGAGTTGATTGATAACCTCTTAATCTTCGTGGTTGATTTATATGACCAACAATTCACCAAAGAGGAATTGTTTAACGGTCTACACGGTCCAGACGCGACTCGGAAGTTACAAGAACAAATCATTTTTGCTGCTCGAGGCATCCAGGACGATGATACAAAAAAGTATCTGGAGACGAAGAAGTAGGTGATATCTACACCTTCAAACAACAAAAAGAGGATATGGATCGCTGGATCCTAAAGTGGATGAAAAACGGCAAAGACATTAATGAAGTTTTGAACATGCCCTATTATTTCGTAATTAATTTATTAGGTGAGGATGAAAAACCAGATGAGAAAACATCTCTCATTGCTGCATTCGGAGGATAGGAAGGAGGGAGAACGTTGGTACAACGAGTAGAAGGCCTTTCCATTGATTTGGATTTAAATACTGCTGGATTAAACCGTGGGTTAAAAGGTGCTAAAGACCAATTAAAGACGGTTAATAGCGAAATGAAGTCCAATATGTCAGCGTTTGATCGAGGCGACCGAACCATAGAGAAGTATGAAAAGCGCCTGCAGGGGTTGAATAAGAAATTACAGGCGCAAGAACGTGTAACCAGTGAGGCACGAAAAGAGTATGATCGTATGGTCGAAGCGAATGGGAAGGGTTCTAAAGAAGCTGAAAAAGCGATGCGAGAATATAATCATCAAGCTGCGGCTTTAAACAACCTCGACCGATACGTGAATAATGCGACTGATGAGCTTCACCAAATGCGTCAAGAACAAGAACGGGCGAATTCCTCTTTAGCCAAATTGGAAAAAAGAGTCGATAAAACCGCCGACGGATTCATGAATGCCGGAAAAGCACTTTCAACCGGAATCACCCTTCCATTATCCGGTGCAGGGTTATTCATGGGGAATCTTGCCGATGACTTTGATCGATCGGCTGGCCGAATTGAAGCTCGCCTTGGAGTAACAGCAGAACGGGCTGAAGAGTTAAATGATGTGGCTGAGGAATTATGGGTCGATGCCTTTGGGCAGGACATGAACGAAGTTTCTGAGACTCTTTCTTTGATCGCTCAGAATATGCAAGATTTGTCTGATGTCGAACTGAAAACGGTGACGAAACAAGCCTTTATCTTACGTGACACCTTTCAGTACGATTTCAATGAAAGTGTTCGTGCAGCACGGTCGCTTATTGAAAACTTCGGGGTCGATGGCACCAAGGCTTTTGATTATCTTACACGAGCAGCGCAAGAAGGTGGCGACTTTGCCCAAGATTTACTGGACACCATTAGTGAGTACAGCGTTCAATTCTCGGATGCTGGTTTTTCCATTGATGGGATGTTCAATACATTAATTCAAGGTGCTCAGAACGGGGCCTTTAATTTAGACAAAGTCGGCGATGCGGTTAAAGAATTCCAAGTTCGAGCGACTGATGGTACCGATGCTACAGCTGAAGGATTCGAAGCGATTGGTCTTGAGGCTGATGATATGGCTAAAAAAATGGCTAAAGGTGGCGATTCAGCTCAGGACGCTTTTGCAGTCACGGTCTCGGCTTTAGCCAATATGGAAGATGAAGTGGAACGAAACCAAGCTGGAGTTGCTTTATTCGGTACCATGTGGGAAGACGTTCGAGAAAAAGTTATTCTCTCACTGGACCCCGCAACGGATATGCTTGGAGAAGTTGAAGGAGCCACTGAAAAAGCTGGTGACGCCTTATACGATAATTTTGGCACACACGCTACTGCGATGTGGAGAGATTTTCAGGATGACTTAGAACCTGCAGGGGAAATTTTACTTGATCTTGGTGAAGATATACTGCCGAGCATTGCGGATTCAGTAACGGATTTAACCGAAGCTTTTGCCGATTTATCTTCTGAAACACAAGAAAATATTGTGAAAATAGGTGGTCTTGTTGCAGTTGCCGGACCTGCCGGCTTTGCGTTAGTTGGTGTTGCCAAAGGGGCGACGACGCTCATTGGCGCAGGAAAAGGGTTATTCTCTTTACTTGGAAAGGCACGTGGAGTTGGCTTATTAGGACGAATTGCTGGACTTGGGCTGAGTGGACCTGTTGGTTGGGGAATCGCTGGCTTGGGTGCATTAGGTGCTACTGTCGGCTACCTCACCAAAGATAAAGAAAAGCTGAATGAAGTCAGTTTAGAGACCGTTGAAAAGATGCAAAAAGAGATCAATAAAACGGACAATTTAATTGCCCAATTTGAAGAATTAGAAGAGAAGAACAAGTTAACCAAAGATGAAATGCTTCGCTATATGGACGTCTTAGATGACCTGTCTAGTACGTCTGCACCGGATAAAGTGAAAGATTTGAAAGATGAACAACAACGTCTTTTGAAAAAATCTGAGATGACCAATGGTGAGATGGAGGAGTTTCTAGGGTTAAATGACAAGATCATAGAGAAAGCACCTAATACAGCTAAGGCAATCAGCGAAGAAGGTAATGCATATGCAGACAACTTAAAGGCGTTAAAAGAATTAAATGCTGAAAAACGGAAAGAGATGTTAGCCGAAGCTGAAACTGAATTGTTAGAAGGTCTTCGAAATGAAAAAGCATTATTGGAAGCCCAAACAGAGTTAGAAAATGAATTAACAATTGCGAAACAAAAACGAGGCACGTTTCAAGAAAAGTACAATGGTTTATTAACCAAGAGTACAGAGTACCAAAACAGAGAAAATACGTTGAATCAAGAGCTTCAAAGTTTATTGAATCAAGGGTACGACAAACAGAGTAAAATTGTGCAGGAAAAGGTCAAGGAAATTGCCAGAACTAAGGATAATATTTTAGCCAACGAAAAAGAACTTGAACAGGCCGAAGAAAAGTTAAGTGATCAAAAATCATTAGTGGATGGAAAAGAAGACGAACTCCAAAAAACGAATTCGCAACTCAAAAAAATGGATAATCTAAAATATAAATACGAAGCTTTAATCCTCTCCGAACTTGATTTGAATGCTGAGAAAGGGCAAGGGATCATCGCGGTCAATAGAGAGTTGCTCGCTTTAGATAAAAAGGAGCAGAAGTTAGAGGAACATCTTCGAACCGGACAACTTACAAACCAGCAATACCGAGAAGGAAAAGATGAAATCTCGAAACAGCGTTCACGGTTAAGAGATGCGAAAGGTGAACTCCAAGAAATTAATCGATTAGCTGCAGAAACAACTTACGAAAAGGACCTTTATTTTCGAACGCACCCGAGCATTTCATCCATAAACCGTGAAATTGCTGCTGACGTTACCAAACGCGTGAATCTTAGTTATAACGCTCCGGACCCTGGCTACCAAAGACTTGCTTATGCTGAAGGAACGAGTTTCCACCCTGGCGGTGAATTTTTAGCTGGTGAAAAAGGTATTGAAATCGGCATGATGGGTAATAAAGCAGAGTTGTTAGGTCTTGGTATTTATAATCGTCCAGCAGGCTATAAAGTGTTCCCTCATGATGAATCCATGAAAATTTTAAGCGCGATCAACAATATCCCTGGCTATGCTACAGGGGCCAGAACAGATACTGACCTCAATCGAGTGATGAATAATATTACTGGTCAGCAGCTGCAAGGTGAAGCCACCGTCTTTGTTAATGTTGTGAACGAGATGGACGGGGAAGAATTGAGCCGACGAACGTATAAAACCACCGCTGAGTTTATCGAACGGGATCAAGAAAGAGGTGAACAATTTGCCGGATAGTTTAACCTTAAATGGCACTAGAAAAGAATGGTTGTATTTACTGAGAGGTCGTAAGGAATCTCCATTCGCTCCACGGGACCATGAGTTGTTACAAACCCCAGGCATGAAGGGGGCTCGCATTGTTTCCACTACGTTTAATCTAATTCGTGTCGATCAACCGATTGGTTTCACAGTGAAAGGCGAGGAACATGAACAGCAGCTGCTTGATGAATTAAAAACTTGGATTCTGACAGAAGAAGACGTAGAAATCGAGTTTGATAATGTCCCAGGGAAAACGTATGTAGGAAGAGTGACAGGCGAGATATCAAATTATGCACGACCTGCCCCGACGCTCAGGCAAGGGACGCTGACGTTTTTATGTTTGCCTTATAAAATAAAACCCGAAAAAACGGAAAATATTACGAGTGAAGTGTTCACGGTAAAGGGCACAGACGAAACCGAACCGATTTTCGAACTGGGGGTTTTGGCACCGATTACGTTCGCGCTCGTCTCAAACGGTGATGAATACATGATGATTGGTCAACCAATAGACGTCAGCCAAACACCAGAGGAATCCGAAACCGAAGTCTTCTATCACGGAATGGAATCGATGGTTGGCTGGGTATCAACCGATATGGTGGCTGAAGGTTATATCAACGGTTCGATGGAGTTTGATTCAACAGGTTTTTCGCCTGTGTTTGACGCCCCCAATCCTGACGTGCAAGAGTGGCACGGGCCTGCGCTTAAACACAGTTTGTCCTCTGCGGTCCAGAACTTTAAAGCCGATATGGGCTTTCGTTTTTTTGCGGAAAATATAGGTGGAAATGTCGGACGAATCGAAATGTATGGACTGGATAGTAACAATAATATCGTCTTTCGTGCGTTTATCGAAGATAAGTGGATTGGTCAAGACCACTTTGGGGTGCAATTAGAGTTGGAAGGTGGCGCAGTCACGGACTATTTGACGTTACCGAAAACCTTAAAGGATGTATACGGAAGAATGAAAGTCATTCGTGAAGGAAACCAATGGACACTCATTATGCAGCATTTGAGAACTGGCGTCGGTCGTATTGTGGAGAAAGAATGGAGACGAACGATTGAGTCGGACCAATCAACTCAAGAAATTTCACAGATTCAATTATCTTTTCAAAAATTTTACGATACGAATGAAGAAGATATGAAAGTTCTTCTCATGCGTTGCTATCAATTAAATGATGTACAAGGCGTTCCCTATATTGCCCAAGCGGGTGATGAAATTATCTTCGATCACCGAGATGATAATGAGCATGATCCTGAAATACGTATCAATGGTGAGTTGCGAAACGACTTGAAAGACTTTGGAGCTACACCATTTAAGTTAAAGCCAGGTGAACGAACGTTGACCGCATTACCGGATGGAGATGTTCAAGGCGTGGTCCGATATCGACCGAGAGATCAATAGGAGGTGAACACTATTGCAGTCATTGATTCATATAGCGGATAAACAAACAGGCAAGATTTTAGATTATATTACGGAATCTAACTACTGGCAAGACTATCGCAAGATTCAGCTAAACAATCACCGTGATACGTTTGATTTCACCACTTCAGCGGATAAAGGTTTTTCGAAGTACATTCAAGATCAGAACCGTCTGATCATTCCGGACCCTAAGACTGGCTATGCTGAATTTTTGATTGATGAGCATAAGCAAAAGCTAAAACGTGATGGAAGCCATGCGATTCAAGTGTGGTCTTCAGGTAGCTATTTACGTCTCAAAAAAGCTAAAATTATCAATCCTCAACAAACGAGTACAGAAACAGCTTCTTATCATGTCGACTCAATTCTGCAAGGCACAGGATGGATAACGGGTCAAATTGCCCATACGACTTTACGATCCTTCAACATTGAAGAGCACACCAATCCGTATAGCTTCTTAAAACGGTTGGCCAGTGAGTTTAATCTTGAGCTCCAATTCAGAATTGCTATTGAGAATGGTTACATCTTTCGCTATGTCGATATGATCGAGCGTGTGGGCAGGTGGCGTGGTTTTGAAGTGACGTTTGGACGCAATTTACTAGGCATTGAGCGTAAAAGTAAGTCAACGAAGATCATCACAGCTTTACTAGGGGTGAGTCCACCAGATACCGAGGGTAATGTTAAAACGGCATTAATCGAAAATGATGAGGCTTTAAAACGGTGGGGGGTTCCAGATGTAAACGGAAACCTTCAGCACCTATATGATGTCTACTATCCCGAATCAACCGACTCTGAAATGACGCAAGAACGTTTAGACACGTTAACTGAAAACGAACTAGAAAAACGCGTGAATGCCACGGTCGAATATTCGACGGATATCGCTACATTATCGAATAAGTTGGGACAAGAGGTATTCGTGGGTGATACGGTTCGTGTGAAAGATAAAAAATTTAATCCGGCTTTATATCTTCAAGCGCGTGTTCATACGTTTGAAGGGAGCATTAAGCAAGATGCTCAATTGAAAATCGTTTTAGGCGATTATATTGAATTCACCGAGCAAGAAGTTCTATCAATCTGGCGGAACTTGCGAAAACAGGTAGCTTTTAAAATCGGTCAAGAGGAACTGGCAAATTACACATATGACAAGACGCAGATAGATGATAAAGATGGAGCCATTCTCGCTGATGGGAAATCATATGCCTTTCAAGAAGCACAGGCAGCACAAGACAATGCTGAAAATTATGCCTATAACCAATATGAGCCGACAAAGAGCACGGTCAATACCAACATCGATACCTGGAATAAAGCGGGTGTGTTCAATGCCGATGGTACCTTGAATGTCGACTGGCTTGCAGGGCAATTAACGGATAGTCAAATTCAAAGTGCGGGTACTTGGAACGCCCAAGGTACCTATATTGATGAGAACGGGGTATACACCGGTCTGGTGGTTGCCGAGCAAATGGTTAGTGGAAGTTTCGTAGGGAAGACCTTTACAGGAGGAACCTTCGAAGGGTCACTGTTCGAGGGTGCTGTGTTTTATAGTGAAACAAATGAAGGTTATGTAGAAATTCAAGGGGATAATATACAAACCGTCAGTACTGCAGGTGATTGGACCGATAGATCTACTTTGGACATCAGCCAAGCACAACTTGCAATCAACAATAGTACTGGAAATAGAGGATTCTATGCGAGTTATCGATACACCAACATGGATAACGGCCTGTCTCTTACGGACAGTAACTATAAGCAAGTAGGCATGTGGTATGAAGATATCCCGTTGCTATATGTTGGTAAAGACAATTTCTTAGTAAATAACGTACTAAATAACTCAGTTAACATTTCATATGATTTTGACAATCGTGATGGAAAACTACACGCATATAACGGGTTGAAGTTAGGTGTAAGAGGGGATAGTTACAGCGAACAAAACGGCGTAAACTTTCCAGGCGGTGCTGAGGTAGAAATATATCCGGACGTAGTAGAGTTTAATTCTCAGGTTAAAATAGACACCGTTTCTACGCATAATGACGCAAATATATCGTTCTTAAATAGAATAAGTTTTGGGAACTTTGAAATAGGTTCTTCACAAAATGAAAGTACTGGAATCGGTGTAAGACCCATTGATAATCCTAACATAGGGGCCAGTATTTTTAGTGTTGAAAGTGAGGGAAGTTCTACAAGGTTCAAAGTTACTCATGCTAACGGTGCAGAGTTTTCCGGAAATATACGGTTAGATGGAAATATTGAAAATGCTGGATATATGTATATTAAGTCAGGCGGAAACCTTGATTTAAAAGCACCATATGATATTAGGTTCCAAGATCATAGCGGAAACCCCCAAAGAATCGTCACGGGCGCCATTTTAACAAACGGATTTATCACTACTGATGCTGTAGACACAGGCGCTTCTAATATATATGTCAGACCTTCAAGCAGCGGAGAGCTTCGAGTAACTGCACTAGGGACCACAGGTAGTTACCGTCCGGCAAGAGCTTCAAGTTTCCCCACAGGATCTCTTGAGGAATACAAACAGGATATCGAACCGTGGGAAGGCTCTGCCTTAGATATCATTATGAACTCCACATTACAGAAATATCGCCTGATTTCAGATGTCGAAAATGATATTGATAAAATTCGATTTGGTTATGTCATTGGTGATGGGTACGCAACCCCAGAGGAAGTGATTGATGAAACCGGCGAAGGTGTCGAGCAATATCTAATGAATAGCTTATCTCTAAAAGCAATCCAGGAGTTAAACACTTTGTATGATGCTCATGATCAACATATTCAAGATTTATCGACAAGAGTTGAAGCGTTAGAAAATCAAATTGCGTAAAGGGGAATGCATAATGCAACTAAAATTACCAAACCGAATGGTGACTCAGGCAATAAATCTATTATCAAATCTAAGTTTAAAAGGACGATCATCGCGGCACCGTTCAAAAGTTATTAAGGCTCTGAATGAACAAGTGAAAGAGATCGTGGAACAAGAGCACGTGCTCATTAAAGAGCACTGTTATCAAGATGACAAAGGAAATCCTAAGAGAACGTCTGACGGTAAAGGGTATCATGTGAAAGACGTAGAAATTTTTTCGAAAGACATGAACGAGTTACACCAGGAAGAATATATACTTGAAGGAGAGAACATGACGGAACCACTTAAGACGATTGGCCATGTGTTATTGAACTCAGAAGAAGAGTGGAAAGGGCAAGAAGCAGAAGCTTATGACTACCTCTGTGAGCAATTCGAAGAGCAAGGATTAAGCGCCGATTAAGGCGTATTTTTTATGTCGGAACGAGGGGGGCAAAATGTGGATGTGGTAAACAATGCAAAAATATTAACAGCAGGAGCTGCAGTTGTGTTCAGTTGGTTGTTTGGTGAGTGGTCTATTTTGTTGGGGGCGCTCATCTTTTTTGTGTCATTCGATTTCTTGACGGGTATTGTTGCAGCAGGATATGAAGGGAAATTGAAAGCAGACGTTGCTTTTTGGGGCATTCCAAAGAAGATCATGATTTTTGGGCTAGTGGCTATAGCACAAGTAATCGATCAAATTTATTTATTTCAAATAGGAGATCCAATCGTGATTGGTGATATGAAGTTAAGTGTTATGGCAGCCACGATTATTTATTACCTGGTAAATGAATTTATCAGCATTAGTGAGAATTTAGGGCGATTACACGTGCCTATTCCTCCGCTGTTAAGACGATCGATTGAATTTTTTAAAGACAAATCTTATGAAAAGAAAGGTTGATGAGAAATGACGACATTTATCTATCCAACAGTTAAGAGAGTGACAAGTAAGTTTAGAACAGCTTCAAGACCTGATCATAACGGAACGGATTTTGCACGGCCTGGCCACCAATCGATTAAAGCTGCAGCTGCAGGTACCGTTGTGAAATCTTATTCGTCTTCAAGCTATGGAGAGACAATTATTCTTGAACATAGAATCAATGGTCAAACTTGGCAGACTTTATACGCTCATTTACTTGAAGGCTCACGGAAGGTATTTCCTGGCCAAACCGTTTCACAAGGTCAAATTATTGGTGTGATGGGTAACACTGGTCGTTCGTTCGGTCAGCACCTACACTTTGAGTTGCACAAAGGGAAATGGAATTACGACAAATCCAATGCGGTTGATCCAGAGAAGTATTTAGGTAGAGACTTATATCCTCAATCCAGTAGTGGTGAGTATACGGTCCAACCAGGAGATACGCTTTCAGTAATTGCGAAGAAAGTCGGTTCTTCGGTTGACGAGCTAGCACGCATTAACAACATCAAGAATGAAAATGTGATCCAAGTCGGTCAGAAGATTAAATACGATGACGTTGAGAAAGTATACCTGCCTGTAACAGCTGACTCGTGGAGAATTTACCCAACCAATGTAGCACCAGTGAAAGGGAATGAGATGGCATTCCTGAACCCGAAAAAATTCGGTGGCCTAGTTTATGAAGTATTGGACAAGCCTCAAAAAGACGTTGTGACCATCAATTCTAATGACTTTGGAAAAGGAAATATCTATGTCGCACCAAGTACTGGCGCAGAAGTAAATTAAGGAGGTGAACGTAATTGGAATTTCGAGAATATATCATCGAAGAAGCGTTAATACTAATTCCAGTGCTTATCATTTTAGGTAAGTTTCTGAAAGAACTTCCCTTTCTACTTGACCGTTACATTCCACTGATTTTGTTGTTTATCAGTGTGGTGTTAGCGGTCTTTTTAATTGGTATGAGTATAGAGGCGGTGATTCAAGGTATTTTAGTTGCTGGTGCTGCAGTGCTAGGGCATCAATTAGTAAAGCAAAATAAAAACATTTCTAGTGAATTGTGAATAATAAATTAAAAATAAAAATAGGATTAAATAGATGGAGTTGTTTAAGGAGGAGAATAGATTTGAAAAAAGTAATAGCCTTTTTATTGGTTGGATTATTACTCGGAAGTGGGACAACCTATGCTGCTAGCAACTATTATGCAGATTTATTAGGTAATCAAGAAGATCAAATAAAAAATGAACTGATGAAATTCTACGAGGAACAAAGCAAAATGCGTAATAAACAAGTTCATAATGACTTAGTAATTTATGTTGCATCTCAACGGCAAGATCTAATAGACTACTTTGAACCAATTATACAAGATGAAATAAATCGTGAGGCAGTTAATAGTCAAAGCGAACATGCTGAAGCAGTAGATGAAAAAGTTAAACAATTAAAAGAAAAAATTTATAAAATGTTAGAAGAAGAGCTGGAGCACTCTATCCCTAGGGGATAATGAATAATGCCCCAAGATCTGTGGAGCATTTATATAAAAGTTCTTAGCTCTAGTAGGGTTCTCGTGTCTCAAAATTTATAAATTCATCTAAATCTAATGATTCTCCTTCTGGGTATGTTAATTTATAAAAAATTTATAACAATAAATCATAATTATGTAACCCTGCACCTCGCTTGCAGGGTCATTTTTTTATGTTATAATAAGAACAAATGTTCGTAATTGTGGGGTGAAGTACATGGATTCTATATTCGAAAGAGCACTGGAAAACAAGCAAAAGATAAATTTGATTTATGTTGACCAAGACGGGCAACTATCTCAACGCTTTATTCGGGTCGTTCGTGTGGACCAGAACTCCATTCTGGCTTATTGTTTCTATAAGAAAGCCGTGCGCTCATTCAAGAAAGAGAATGTCCTATCTGCTTTGCCACATCGATCAAAGAAAGAGGTATCTTAAAGATATAAGAAATTTATTATTAAAGAAGGTATTGCAATATAAACCAATAAATGTAAAATAAAAGTATTAAAGGTAATTATAAAAAGGGGATTAAGTGATGACAGTATTCAATCAAAGGCTTTTAACTTTTATATTAATTGGAATATTGATTACCCTTATATTTATCGTTCTCCAAATGAATGCACAAGCAAATGAATTAGAAAAAATACGACAAAACTTAGAGTATATTAATTACAATATACAATAGCTGAAAATGGGTCAGGGAGTGGTTGTTATATGAAAGAGAGTTTTAAAATTTTGATTTTACTTACTATTGCTATTTCCCTTATCGTCCTGTGTTTTCAGATAGCAGAGATGATTGAGGCTATTGAGCAGGTTGCGTATAGACTAATGGTGGATACAAAATCCGGTGGTTAAATTTTGAATAATTTGAGGTGAAAAAATGGTAATGCCATACTTAAATTCTAACAAATGGTTCAGGCTCTAATTGATTACTTGCCCTATGCTGTTTTATTTCTACTTCCGATCATCATATTGGTTTTAAAGTTACGTAATTTAGACCTATAGAAAGAACGTTGAGCTCCCCTTAATTGGAGAGCTCTTTTTTAATACATCTAACATTTTCATCTAAGTATTTTTCGACTTGTTCATCAGTGAAACCACACCATTCTTTTAGCACCCATCCTATAGTGTATTTTTTGTAATCACTTTTTTCTTTCTTATCTTTTTCCATGATCATCCCTCCTCAAAGAAACTTTACCCCATAGATGATTACATGGGAAATTCGCTAAATGACTTAAGGGGGTGTTTTCTGTGGTTAAATACACTACTTTTTAGCCAATTTGAACAAAATTCACTCGAAAACTGGATATTATGAATAAATTTTGGAAGGGGTTTTTACTTCTATGTCGAATTGCAAAAGGGGAGGAGTGATTTGAGTTGGTAAATTTTAATGATAGCCTACCTAATAAGAACAGCGGAATACCTGAAAGCATCAGAAATATTTCTCGCTTACAAAATGAAAATATAAGAAAAATTCAAGAAGCAAGTAGAAGAAAAGCAGAATATGATCAAGAAGTATTAGATACTTTGAAAGGGATTGAAAAGAATACAGCTTCTTTACCAGCAATCTTTGAAGTTCTGATGGATAGCAGAGAAGACCATCAAGAGATGATGCGCTTGGTCCAAGATTTATTTGAGATAAGTCAGTCGGGGACTGTAGAAGAAGCCGATTCAAAATACCGAAAATTTATGCAACGGACAAGTCAAATCGTAAAAGATGCAGAGAACATGCAGAAACTATCTCAATGGGGAATGGTTGCTTGGGAAATGGTAAAGAAGAAGTTAAACGGTGAATGGTAA